CAGAATCATTATCTGCTTTTGTCACCCACTCTTCCTTGCTTACCACAATTCCCAGAGACAGTGGGATGTGGTGTCTTACGACCCGCATACGGTTATACCACTGCGTCTAATTGGCTACGGATTCATGAAAGCTCAAACTTACATTAGAGCTGCCTTATAAACATTATTGATTTAGCTTCTATCTTTAGGTTTACATATAGATTTGCTGTCTATATTTTAGTCTGATTTTAGCGTCATAACGGTTGGCACACGATTTTCCTACGTCCCATACAAAATGGCCTACTTCTTCCATACAACAGAAGATAACGGATTCCAACCCGCTTATATAAACGTAATGTACTTGGTAGGGGAACATCATTTTTTGTTAAACATGTTGGTTTTTTTGTTTCGTCAATTGATTTATTTTCATGAGAAGTATATAAATCTTAAAATAGTTGTTCACATATAGTATATAGATCCAACCTTAGGGACTATATGATATAGTTACTATAGTAGACACTTCAAATTATCTTCATCTTGACTTGATAGCGACATCCTGATATGCTGGTGTGCATACCCCTCCGATCGACCACCAATAGTTGTAATTGCATCTACAACTAAGATTTTTTGCCATTCGAGCTGGCACACTATGATATAAGTAGCATTTCCTCTTGCTTATACCTAATTTACTACATTCGATTTCTCGCTTACCAGAAATCTACTAGTATTCAGAATAGTCTTATCTACGCGGACTTCACTCGCTTGGGGGCTGCCCTACCCCAGTGGTCATTCTACTTTTATATCCCGCATGAACGACAAAGGCCTGGCGGTCACAATTAACGCATTCAGCCGTATTACCTTCCTTCTCCATTGCCTATCTTCACAATTCTCATCTCTTCGCATCTTGAATGTTACCCAGAACAATAGATGTTGGATTCGAACCAACTGGACTTACATAGACGACGTAGGTACGGTACGCCTTGTGAGTATTACTCTCACAATATTGCATGCTCTTGCATTTTTCAGGCTCTTACATAAGTTGTGGAGACTTAAAGAACTACCCTACAGCTATATAACACATCATATCTGTTGTGGACTTCTTACTCTCGTCTTACTACAGAGTGCCAAAACAATTACCATACCATGTATAATTGTTCATCTGTATAAGTTTTCAGTATATCAGATATGTTTCGACTCGTGTTTCGTTATTTTACTTCTATGTGTTCTTGAAGTAAATCTATCGATACGGTTCAATTTTGCCTTTCTTAGGACTTATACGTCTTTTCTACTATCCCACCTCCAATACGGTTCTCGTGGGCCGAAGGAGCTGATACAAACGTTTTCTCCCCTTACTATAAGCTTTTCTACTATGTAGTACTCATAGAACTTATAGTATTTCATCTTACCTTTTGGTTAGTCTGTTGAGACAGACATACATATTCTCAGATCAAGTTGTACTATTTCGCACCTGGGCTAATGAGACCCACCTGAAGCGTGCTTACCTGTATACGATGTGAGAGGAGCGCAAAGCTCACTCTCCCACATCGTTGTCTGATTCGTTGACCAGCTCTACAGAGGAATTGATAATTTCGGGGCATATTTCATCTACTTTGTGCACTTCGTAGATTGGTATGCACTGATCCGTGGGCCCTTCCTTCATACCCACCTGCGTTGCTAGATAGTAATGCGTTTCCCGAATGGTGTCTCGCAAAACTACTGGGTCAGGAGCAGGAGCCTGACGCCATTTCACCTTAGTTACCTCTTCTTTGACGGTGTCTGTCTTGGTGATGTAGACAGTATCCAGAAGACCATTTCTTTTAGCGAGGTCTCTCACAAGATCCTCGGGTATATCCAACATACCTGTATCACACTGCATTGTTGGAAACGCTGGAGTGTATACTTGCGGCAATGTTGCTGCCATCATCGTCTTGTAACCTGTACCTGGCGATGGATCTGAGGCAGTTATAGCCATCATGATACCTGATACCATGAAAGCTATACTGCACAGACATGTTGTTACTTTTCGCATAGTTTGATACTATTTGATAAGTTTATAACCAATTTTTCGTTTGAGCCGTATGGCCTCTACAACTACGTAGTCGTGCCATTTATCGCGGACACGGTCAATGAAGTTCGGCTTATATTCACTGACCTTTATTCGTTTTTTGGCTCTTCATTAGCTGGAGTTTCCTCAGCCTGCTCGAGTTCACCGATATTGGCTTCGCTGTAATCCATGATGCGATTCAGCGGCGGCAAGAACATATTGGTGATTACACCCATGTACTGCTGCAGGTTGTGAACCAAGCTGTCCATCTTTACGGCCTTCACGTTGGTGTCGCCGTAGTAGGACTTCATGATCTTTGAACCAATCATGCGAGCGAGCTTAAAGCCTTCTGCCTTATTATCGGTATAGTTGGCAGGGAAGTTATCAATGATGTCGCGGCTAGGCATATTCACAAATGTGACTACTGCCTCAACGTCATTGATGTGGTTCTTTGCGTTCTCGATAGTCTTCTTGCCGGACTCTATGCCCTTAGCATTCTTCTTTGCATCCTTCTTTAGAAGTTCGAGATCCCTCTCCATACCAGCGATTGCCTCGTTGGTGGTAGCAATCTCAGTATCGGCATACCAGCGGATCAACACCTTAACGATGTCTGCTACCATCTGGTCTTCGATCTGAGGCATGCCAGTCTTCTTGTTCAGACTTGCGTCACGGAGAGTACAGAATGCAACCACAGGGCTCTGCGTACGTTCTGTATTCTCGTACATAAACTTGGCGATGCCACCAATGGTGAAGGTACACTTACCCAGAAGATGGGATATGTCCAGAAGAAAGTCGGCGCGAGACTTTTCTTTGAGAGCTGCACGAGCTGCATCTGGGTCTTCAGCCTTACCGGCCTGAATGCCGAGATATGCTTCATAGAAGTTGATAGCTGTAACGATCTTGTCGTACAGATTCTCACTTCCATTGCCCTTGACGAGGATATTCAGAAGAGACTTCTTGAGATCTTCTTCCTTCTCGATCTTTGTGGGATCGAGTTCCACCTTCTCGGAGGCAGCAGCTTGTTCTTCCTTGACAGCCTTCTGGGCTTCCTTGGAGACCTTTACTGCTTCGCTAGGCAGCTCGATGGTACCATCAGCCTTAGGCGCAGGAAGTGCCTTGGTGTCGATGGTAACGCCAAGCAGAGGAGCAACCTCCTTGAGGGCTTCCAGTTGAGTAACGCGCATAGCCACGGCGAACGGTGTCTGTGCAATCATAATCTCGTTGGTCAGTACGGCGAACTGACCTATGGCGGTGATGCGGTTGATCTCATCAACACTCTCCTGCGAAATATTCAGCTTCTGAGCTGCTGCAGGATCGAGACGATATGTCTCATGCATCATCTTTAGGAGATCTACTGTGTGATTGGGATCCAGTCCAGACAGAGCACGCGTCTGAGCGAGCTTGTCGAGGTCGCCTAGCTGGATCACCTGAATTTGTGACTTATTCTCAGCAGTCTTCTGCTGGTTAGTCTTATTTGCAGGAGCAGCCTGCTGTGCTGCTGCCTGTTCTGCTGCACTTTTTGCAGCTTTGTTGTTCTTTCCCATTTTGATAACGGTTTAAATTTATTAGATACGACGTGGTTGGCTAGACCACAGAACTGTGCCTCAATGACGAGATCCTAATGTTTATCCACTGTCATGAAGTGTTAAAAAATCCTTCTGTAAGCATAATTCTGGCGGTTTTATGAGTGTTAATAATGGTTGGTCTCGAGTCCTCTCGAAGACCTCACTTAGAGTAATGTTGGTCTCACTTAGTGCAGGTGTTAAACCCTGACTCACATGATGTTGTGCTGTCACCACATTATTTGCCTTTAGCACATCACTTGTTATGTAATACGTTGCCGCGTTAAGTGTTGCTGTAGACACATGTGTGGAGTACACCTGCGTGAGATCACCATTACTCTGCTCATCACCATGATGACTATCGATAATCATCTTGGTTCCTGCAAATCCCATAACAAAGGAGAACAGGAGTAGCCAGAATAGCTTATTACTTTCGTTATAGCGAGCTATACCGAAAATTAAAGCAATTCCAAGAATGAACCAGAGTACGGTCATAATTTCAAATGTTTAATAACTTTTTAATTTTGCGTCGTGTCCTTGATAACATTGACTTAATAGTTCCGGTTGGGACATTCAGCTTTTCACTAATTTGTTCTACAGTCATATTGTTTGCATAGAATAGTTTTAAGACCTTACGAGTGGTCTCTGGAAACTTGTCAAACTCAGCTAGTATTTGTTTATACGTCATACGATTGACTAGATCGTCTTCTGCAGAAACACTCGTTTCTTCTGATGGTAGTCGTTCATCAGAATCACCAAGTACTGTGCTTTTGTTCTTCATTTCTCGCAAATAATCAATAGCGGTACGATTAGTAAGTATACGTAACCAACCACCAAATGATTCATATGCTGTAAACATTGAGAGTTTGTCGTGCACTTTCAGGAATACTATATTCGTGACGTCCTTCGCCTCGTCCATGTCTTTAATGTACTGGAATAATAGATTATCTACAAATCCTTTATAGCGATGGAATAGTGCACTAAAAGCAGATTCATCACCTGCTTGAGCTCTTTTGATTATCCCAACCTCTTCTGGTGTTATCCTTGGAGATTTCATAATCAAACAAATTAATTTTACCGGTTATTAACCTCAGAGAGATGTGACGGACGGTAGCCGTAATGAGTTACTGTTGTTCACTCATTTGAGGGCTGTGGGAATACGAATCCCATTACGTTTGCAGCCCTAAAAAGGCAAATCCTCAGTATATATTTCTCCGAGAATTTGTCTTACATTAGATACAAGCCTTCTATGATACTCAATACTTACTTCTTTCGCAAGTATCCCTTCTGTTACTAGCTTATTTAGCATGTTGGTGGCTATACGTATTCGAACTCCTATCCATTGTACGTTTGTTGGTGTTTTTATTCTTGGTAGTTCAAATAATATTTTTCTGTTTACCCACAGTAATAAGTCTATAACTTTCGGTTTAAGTATATATAAAGGTTCGTCTTCTGGTCCAGCAAATAAGAGTCTTGTATAAACTCCACCTGCACATTGTTGAAGCATTCTGATCTGATCAGACGGCTTCTGATTATCGGAAAATACATTAAGCATAATCCCCTTGTTCTAGATACTTTTCCTGAAACATTTAATTAGATAATCTACAAGTTTATCTACATATGTATACTTAGCTTGTTTTTCTTCTTCTGTCATGTCAGGAGTTGGTAACAATGAGCTTAAATAGCGATTAATGAGTTCTACTTTTATATCAAACTCACTTTTGCCACTTTTGAGAGATATGTCATACATGTTTTCCATGTATGCATATTGAGTTCTAAACCATCTTACCCATGAGGATACTCTTCGCCAATAGGCAGTTTCCTCAGGCATAAGATTATCCCAATCTATGCTTTTATCGAATTCAAAGTTTCTATAATACTTAGCTATTCCGAGTATGATACGCGTAGTATGATACCGTTCATTGTTATCGCAATATAGTCTTATGAAATTTCGATAAGCATGGTCAATCCAACGCTCTTTGGCTTTCTGCCATTTAAGCGCATAGTCTACTACTTGTGGAAGTCTATCCCGTAGCATTTCTTTGTATCCAGTTGCTTTTCTCATAGCTTATATATTTTGTTGGGTCACGAGGATTCGAACCTCGACTATAGGAACCAAAATCCCATGTACTGCCATTATACGATAACCCAATTGATATGCATGTGTTTCACAACAGATGCATATCTCTGAAATACCTAATATCAACAAATAATAATTAAGAAGAGAGAATAAAAATGTCTCGCGACATTTGGAGTGATAGTGGGAGTCGAACCCACCCTAGAATTAATCTAGTGTCTCCTTTTCACTCTCTCCCACTTAGGTAGGGTTCACCGACTTCACGCTGCCTCCTTGAGGCCCGTGTAGTCAACGATATTATTATCGCCGTTTAAATATATCAAAGCGCTTGTCTTACGACTGTCTTACTTTCCGCTGCCGTCTAAACCAAGTCAGGCCCAATATAAAAGCCCCCACCTCTTGCACTTTCGTGTAGAGTGCATAGGGGCTTGGTACCCAAGTTCTCTGTACCATTTGTGGACCTGGGCGGGATCGACAAAATCTTCTAGTCTAATGCAACCACTTCCCTTCACCTCCACGTTATATACGTATGGAAGAAATAAAGAAATATATGCAGAATAGACGTTTGGTAACGTTTATTTGCGATAATTGTGGTAAAGAAGCTCAAAAACCTCTCTCCGAATATAATCGGAACATTAAATTAGGTAGAAAGAATTTTTGTTGCAGAGAATGTGCATTTGAATACGGTAAGAAATTACACAAAGGAGACCCTTTAACTGATAAACAAATACAATCTCGAAACAACATTAAGAATTATTGTAATAATCGTATTGATGAACTTACTCCATTTAGATATTCTCTTAGAAACGCTAAAAAGCGTTTTAAAGAATTCAATCTTACTCTTGAAGATCTCAAACAAATTTGGGAACAACAAGCTGGTATTTGTCCTTATACTGGACTTAAGTTGGAATTACCAACTTATACCAAATGTAAGAATATATGGTATCGTGCATCGTTAGATAGAATAGACTCTTCAAAAGGATATGTTGTAGGAAACGTACAATTTGTTTCTACTCCAATAAACCTTATGAAGTCTACAATGTCTGATTTAGAGACTAAACAATATCTTAAATTAATTTCTTTCTACACTTCACATTTCTGTGAAGATGAGACTATCTCTTCATCTCAAAATGAGATGTTGGGCGCTCAAGCTGGTAATTAAGGAGACTATACTCCTCCAGTAGTCGTTGCACCTTCATAAAGTGTACTCTATGCTTGGCTCAGGGTTAGCATGCACAATGCTGGCTTTGAGCCTTTATTGTGTTTAGCCTTCCTTGAATTCACCCAATTATAATGCGGCTCGTATGTCAACCGCCGTCCGAACAGCATATTCTGGGACACGCTAGGATTCTTGTTGTGAATACTACAATGATCAGTTGTAGAATTCGATTTCAGGCCATTTACAGCCTATTTAGAGCGTTTTCTTAGCTCTTATGGGTAGCTAATTCACTTAAGCTTTAAAAACGCTCTAAATGGCTTTTTATGGCATGAAAATATTGTTGATTCGGTGGTCTAGCATTGGCTCAAGGCTCGAGTTAGGTCGTATCTGCATTCTTGAAATCATTGTGCACTGGGCTTATGATCACTCCGTCCATTACCAGTGGGCTCTAGGCTCTCCACAATTCGTGATTTTGATCAAATGACTTCATATTATAACCCGTGAAGTCGGGCTTGTCATCCCACAGCATTGGCTCCAGGCTCGAACTGTGTGTAGTTATTTCTACGTTTATGGAATGCGAGTGTCGATACATTAATATGACCGATTGCTACGAAAACATTCTTAGCTATAAGCCTAGTTTACGTCTGAATCTCACATTATCCCATTACGTAATCTGCGTTCCTTTTGTTGTAATATATAGGCTCGAGGCTCGAATATTACGGATGAGTGCTCACTAGGTTATTTCTAACCTTTGTTGCTTACAACCAGCGGGCTTGTTCGGCACCGTTACTCGTGATAACACGAGCAGCATACTGCCAATCGTCGCGCCAGTATTCTCCTGCGGCCTTCTTGATCACAAGCATGTCTTCCTTGTACTGCTTCTCGATCTTGTCCTGGCGTTCACGCAGGTTCTTCTGAAGCTTCTCGAGGCCATCGTCGAACTCGTTGTAGTCGATGATAGCGGGGACGGTATCACCAGGCTTGAATGTGGTTTCCTTACGAGTAACCTTGCCATCTTTGTCAGTCTCAGGAACCAACAGGATGAGCGTACCCTTTTCGACCTTCTCAAGCTGCAGGACATCGTCCTCAGTCTTAGCGGCAAACTCGTTCACAATCTGCTCGGTTACATCAAAGCCGGTGAGGAAACGCATCAAGCGTCCCTGCTGACGTGTGTTGTACAGAGCCAGATCGTCCATAGCACGCATCTTCTTCAGCTCTACCATACCGCTATCAAAGCGGAAGCCAATGTAGCTGATGCGACGCTTGGTCTCGCGCACGATCTTCTCGTTCTTTTCCTTCTGGGTTTGCTCGTCCATCATCTTCTTGAGCTCTGGAGTGAGCAAGTTTCCGGCTTTACGCTGGTCCACGATGTTCTCTGGTGTAATTGCTACAGGAGTAGCTTCAGTCTTTTTTGTTTCTTTAGCCATTTTTGATAAATGTTTTAAATTGTTTATAACTATTTATATATAAACTCCCTGTTTAGTAGATTGGGAGCATTTGAAATAATCTTGAAAGTCTTTTTTGCTTTTTGAGCGACTGTACGGGATTGCATCTTTGTGACGCATTTCATCAGACTTGTATTTGATGGTTTTCCCTGAATTAGATTTACTACCGTGACACATATTGGTCGCATTAGTATGAATTATAAACTTTCTTGATTATATCTACCACATTCTGTGTGAAGTGGTATTTCTTAGCAAGAGTTGTTGGAACTACAGCATTAGTCGTAGACAGTATTTCGATAGCCGTAAGAAGCTCATCTGCAGTGCCTACTCCAATAAATGACGTATTACGTCTTGCTATAGCTACAGCATTGGACAATTCTATGGCAAATAATGCAATATTGCCAATTGGTCCGTTAGTACCATTAAGCGAAGCTTCGAATCGCTTACCGATGTAGATGACAGCTTGTTTAACTGCTTCTGCTAATTCGTTCTCGTTCTTTACAACTGTTACGTTGTTAGAAGCTGAGACTTTATTGAGAAGAGCATTTGTAACTGCATCTTCGTCCATTACCTTTATTGTGAGCATTTCAGGAATACACACACTATTGGTTATAAGGACCTCTGCTACTTTCTTTACCAAGTAGTCAGGTAGTTGATCACCTTTCCAAAGAAGGACAAGAGCGTTATTTGCTTTCATATCTTCGTTCTTGTACTAATATTCTAACAGGCTGACCATTCACAGTATCTACTTCGTAATGATACGAAGTTGATAACGGCGCTATGTCTGGCTGTTCCTCCATAACAGCAGTAGCATTATTTTCTTGCGGTATACTTTGGTCGTCTGTAACTCCTTGATTTAAATTGTCGTATACAGATCTGTTTGCTTGATACTCCTCAACGATGCTTTTCATTGTGGCTAATGTATATTTTCGTATACATACAGTTGCTACATTTGTTATTACACTTTGAGGAAGAGACCTGAATGTCTCCATGATAGAATACTCTTCAGCGAGTGAGTTCTGAAAACTCAAAATCTCTGGAACAGATGTAAACCCTTGGTTTACAAGTGTTACATCGTTTTGAGTAACACATACGCTGTCGTTAGCAGGCTCAGGAACCCTAGTACGACGATCGTAACAACCAACAGTTGATGCAATTGCTATCACTGTTAGAATTAGAGTGCAAATGTACACCCATAGGAACTTACCAAAGTTCCGCATTTTTACTCCATGCATTTTTGATAAATGTTTTAAAGAGTTGAACTTATAGTTTACGCCCAGTCTTTTTAGGAAGACTTGGAAAAGACCTTTGTGGGTATTGCAGTCGCGAACTGCATGCCAGCTAGACTATTTGGCAGACTGACGGAATCTATTATTATTCTATTTTGTGTCATACTGGATACCCATAAAAACACACTATTCTCACGAACCGTGTGTTTATTAGACTAATGTCTGAAATTAAGCACGAGTCGTTTAGTTAGCACAATCTAACGCTTTAGATCGCGGATTTAACCTAACTAAAACCAACTGATCATGTGTAGTCTATAGCAGAATCGAACTGCTCTTTACAGAATGAAAATCTGTTGTCCTAACCGATAGACGAATAGACCAAGCTCCAGTTTTAATTAGTTGAGAGAAACGCGCCAATATAAACTCTGGTAAACTAATGCGCAATATTATACCCTACACGCGGAATAAAAACACTATGCCTACAAAAAAATCCGCAACCTCCACCGTCACCTCGGGTATGTAGAACTCACAGTTTGCTTCGCGCATACGTCTAGTCTTAGCGGTCGAAAACGACAACTGTACGTACTGTGAGCTGGGCTGAGTTTCCTGTTTAGAACAGGGCGTGCCCATGTGCATGCACCCTCTCCCCGTTACCATACAGTACAGCGCTATAAAGTATGGTGGTAGGCCTTGAGGTTTCCTACCTGGCGGGTTCTATGCATGTAAATTAAAGCAGGCTATTCTCACGAACCACCTGCTTCTAATGAAAATATTAATTCTATTGGTGCATGTATATACCAACATGCGGTGGTTATTTGTATAAAGAAGCGAATATGCAAATGATTCCGCTTATTGTCATCAGGATTGACAATATTAAGCATGTTGCAAATGTAAAATCGCTTGAGATCTGTGATGCAAACCATATACTGTGAACACCTATATTTAACAACCATATTAGTCCTACAGTTGCTAATGCGATGCCAATGCTAAATAATTTTGACGGTTTCATGCTATTATATCCGTATTAGAATTATATTGCTTAACTCACAATCCAGTTTTGGTTTTTCTTTTCTTCGGTCTACTATATTTGGGCATAATAGTATATTATCAAGAGCACATCCTTGACAATTATTTATACGCTTTTTAGCCCTGTATATTATTCCGTCGACTGCATAAAACTGTCCTGGTTTGATTATTTTCATAATAATGCTTGTCGCCTATTTTTAGCATCTTTCTGTTGATTTTTGATGTAACGAATCGCTGCCCAAATAGCCATACGTTTAACTGCATTAATATCAGTGCTCTTGATGTCACGACTTATGTATTCGCGATGATTCCAACCCCATTTAGTATTACATCTTTTTACTTTATAGATGTATGTTATCTTTGCAGATACAGGGTCTACATATGGTTCTACATGGTTGCATATTATTATCTGATATTTACTACGAAACCAGTCAATTACTTCGTCTACTGTTGGCACAGGAAGTACTAACTTTATAAATTTGCGTACTTTTACATACGCTACGTCTCTCTGTAGTATAAATTTACCATCAAAATTATATGCATATCGTATCGTTGGTTTTTTATATCCGATCTCATGTAGAACAGCTGCTTGTTTTATTGTAACAAGATTACTCATTTTGTTATCAGGAATTTGTTTTTTGGTAAAGATTTCTGTCCTAGTTTAATGAGAGTAGAATTGATCGTATTGATCAAAGCATTACATCCGGCTTCTGTAAGTCCTTCAACAAAAGGCATGGTAGTTTTACCATCTTTTAACCACAATCTACGTCGATCGTTACCGCGTTCATCCACACGCTTCTTTTTAGGAAGCGGTGGGTGAACTTGGTTGGCTTTATGTGGGTTACTCTGGTTCTTCAGCATGGGCAAGAATATCTTTCGTTACTTTATTTACAGCCTCATAAAGAATTCTCAGCACAGTAAGTAGATTCATCTCTCCATATGCCCTATAGCCGTCCTTTGTCTTACAGAGGAAGAAAAACTCTTCTACATCATCGATGTTTGGAAGTTTCTCTTTTTCTGAAGTTTCCTTAGCCGGTTCTTCAGCAGACTTTACTTTGTCTTCCCAACTGTCTACAATTTCAAGAAGTTTACAATGCTTCTCATGTAGTTCTGTTGAAGCCATCATAGCATCACATGCTTTACGAATCATATGTCCTGTTTTTGACACTATGTTGCCGTTTTCATCTTCATAATACGTGTGCGCAATATTTAAATCTTTGCACACATTTATGAACTTCTTTTCGTTAGCCTTAATTTTAGCCAACTGACCCTCTGTTAGTGTGAGGGTTGATTCAAGGCTTGGATACATACCTTTGTTTGGAATTAATTGTACCATTGTTTTTTTTGTTTAGTTTGATTATGTTAGGACATTGCTCACCTAACTTGAGCGTGTGGTAATTCATCAGGTTCACGATGATGCCTTAAATAAAGATCAGCTTCTATTTGTTGCTTCTCTATATTATTATAATAGGCGATGCTGTCTTCATTGGACCAAAATTCAAATGTGTTAACCCAATCGTTGTACATAAGAGAATCAAGTTCCACGAATTCATCTGTTTCAGAGAGTACATCTTCAACGTACGATGGGTTGTCAACCCATATACGATGAACAAGACTGGTATACCCTTTGCACACTTTATCAAGATATTGTGCGCGTTGGTTACAATCATAATCCTGAAGATATACTACACCAGGATCATCAACAGGCCCCCAAAGTTTCACTTCGTGGCCTAGCAGCATAATAAATCCTATGGATAATACTGCTATCAAAAGTAATTCTAATTTGTGTTGCATATGTTTATTGATTAAACTAAATCAAACTAAAAGCGGGAATACGGGTCACCCGCTAATACAGACGCTATCTCTGCTTTACAGTGGAAAAGTAATTATGGCTGTAGAAACCACTGTCTTATGCTAATAATTAACCATTTTGACTCTGCGTTTTCACACGGGCTTGTCACCGTCAGTGGCCGCATTAAAATGTCGTGCGTTGAACTGTCGCACCCCAGCATAGGTCAATCAATATATTCCACATAAGCCATTTTTACACGGTATATTCTGTAATGTTTACAGAATATTTGTGGAATACAATCAAATCCAGCGTAATTTATAAGTTCTTCGTAGTCCATACTAATATTCTACTTTATAATTACGCTTTACTGTTGTGTTACCACTGTGAGTGGTTTCACACACGTAGTCCTCTCTTAGGAAAGAACGTACGCTAATTTTGGGGTCTATAAACATTTGTTCTTTCTTTTTAAGTATTCTACGATTTTGTTTCCTATCACAGCTGTAACAACAAATGCTACTATATAAATAGCAACAATTAGTACTAATGAATATACTGTCATTGTCTTTGTCTGTTAAATATAGCCGTGATTGAGGGCATGTATCTACGGTATTGCTTACCATTGCGTGACGTACAAATGATATAAGCTTTACCTTTCTTCGAGAGATATACAGGGTATACTTTACCATGAGAATCACGGTATGTATAAGCTGTAACAGAATCCTGTGCGATTGAATCACACACAAATTGTGTGCCACGTAATGTGACGTTCTGCGAATGTGCTGTCAGGGCAAACACAAACGCGAGTGTGATAGCCATTAAATAGACTATCAACACTCTGTGTAACCTAAACTTCCTCATATTTCGTAATCGGCTTCAAAACCCTATAACCCTGCTGTTTTAGAAGAGCTATAGCTCTAGAAATATAGAGTTTTAACTGTGTCGCATCGGCACTGTCAACACGGTTTCTTCCGTAGAAACAATAATCGTGCCATACCTTTCTCATCCGCTCCACATGAATCGGCTTCAATGAGAAGACATACGTTCCCCTTCGTACACGTACAATTGGTGGATTCTCTCCACTTGTCATACATTTAACGAAGTTGCCTGAGGTTGCATATCCTAGGCTTTTCAATGTGGTCTTTAGTTTGTCTGTAGACAATTCTTGACCTAATAATGCTTCACGCCTTTGGTTAAGCGCGCGCATTTCATTTTCTGTCACCTCGTGACGTTTTTTACTCCTCAAATTATTCATAGTGTTTTTTAGATTGATTCTACTCAGGAGATTTTAATTGAAACTACACCATCTGACTCACAAAAATGCGTCATGTGGACCGTTCCACATAAGCACCTTGACTTACCAGATTGCACCTTACGACCTCCTAGTGGAGTGTAGTTTTGTGTCGGGACTACGTATCACCCAACTGTAGGTTGCGTTACCTTTTTGCAGGCTTTATTCTATTATACTACCGCCTGCACTCGATAGTCTCTCCTAGCCCTTTTTGTATTTTGATGGCCATACTTTTTCGGAGAAATTTGCTGTCTTTGTTCCAAGCTGCCAACACTCTATTTATACTTTAGTGTGTGGTACAAGTATGAGGACTAGCTTTCTTCACCTCATAGTAGCTGTGCTTCATTTACAGCCTTTGCTTCTCTGCAACCGAACGTGCAGTTCATTAATCAACCCTGAATTATATTATATGTCTTCAGCTATTGACATATTCCGGATATTCAGAGGCACAGACCTCCACCCATTCCAGATCGGAGGTATAATACGCATATATCTGTGCTTTAGCGTCATCATTCTCCACGCCTGAATGATGCAGTTCAACAATAATGCCTGCAGGGCTTTATTCGCGTGTATTAAATGATAAGTCGATTTGGCCGTAAGCGATACCACACTTAAACTTGTAATTTTACCAAGTTGGAATTGTTCGTCTTTCCCACCATTCTGAACCATCGTATTCTGCTCGTTCCATCCATGTGGAATCGTTTAACATGATGGTCCCGTATACATGCTGCGCTCCCCAACCGTTGTCATAATCAAAATTCAACGATTTAAGAAAATCAATAGCTTCTTGAGGCGAATGATTTGGAGGAAGTTCTGTGCAATTAATTCTTGCCCATACGATCTTCTTAGCAAATTCTTCTATTGAAGATTTACCAATTGTTTCTTGTAATAAGTTTCTCATGTGACTTTGTGTTTTTATGATGTATTTTGACAAATTATCCAACATTGAGGATGAGCTATAAGGATTTAGGGAGTAAAAGTGAGCCCGCATGCTGTGCACACGAGCTCACAATGAGTGTTTAGAGGTAGAATGTTAGAACGGGTCTTCTTCTGATTTTGCATCAGTTTCTGATTTTTTATCAGTACTCGTTTCGTTTGTCGACGGCCTGGTTGCTGGATTAACCGCTTCTGTGTAGAATGTACGCTCCATTCTGTCCCCGTTTTCTTCTAGGCCCATACCGTTAAGGTATTTCGGGGACATTTTTCCGTTCTCGTCCACAATGTACATCTTCACTTGCGTGAAAATTTTGATTGTAGACTTGATTACCCGAGCTTTGTTTCTGTCAAGCACGGGTTTTCCATCCATGTCGTTGGCGTAACAGGGACCTTTTTTCAATTTATAGTCCTCTATTAATCCACCAGGCCACACCATGAAGCGTGAAAATTGTTCAGCATCCTCGCTGGACTTCAACGCTTTCATGTTGATTACAGTCCTACCCCTTGCGTCCTTGACGCCCCTTGATTGGTCATCCAGGAGTTTGTATTTCGCCAGTAGCTCAACAGCTCCTGGGAATAACTGGTCCTCAAACTTGAAGACTTTTGTGGGATCGCCACCGTCTTCGTCGTATACAGTGAAGATTGCATATTTGCTCTTCACACCGTCCCTGTTCTCCTTTTCGGAAATCCCAATACAGATTCCCGATGTTAACCACATCGAGAAATCTTTTCCTTTTAAAATACTACTCATGATCTTTACAGTTTTTGTTTATATATGCGTACTCTATGAAAAGACGAAGTATGGTAGGTTGTATCAACGAAGAGGAGACTAGCTCCTCAACGCTGACCGTTAATCGTCATATCCGTAGCATTTTCTAATTTGACTACATGACGAACAAGATACGCAATTTCTGCATTCAATCTCTTCTAATGCATCAATATACGCCTCGCTGATTTCTTGTGCTACTTTGTCCATATATGATATTGATATTGGTTATGTGGCATAAAATTGTGCGTTTTATCCTTGTCGCACCCCAAGTCTCTCGTCAGTGTTGTGAGTCAGGCGGGACACAAATCTATAGACGTAGGTATTAGCGTACAGTACGGAAATTTCCGTACGTCTATAAAATTTTTGTCTTCGCTCTCGTAGACGACAACAACGTCGTCTTTTCCTGGTTTCAAATCTTTAATGTACAGCATAATACGATTAATATTTAGTAAAACATCAAACGCTATGTAAAATGCCTGTCTTTCCAGGCTGCCAGTAGTTGTCAGTACGTATCGAGATTACTACAGTTTGGTATCCACCGAATCGTCTCGACTTAATCACGTCTGCGGCGCTCCGCAAAATTACATGAAGAGGTATCAGGACGCTATCCTGCATTCGTACCTTAAGGCCCAGGCGACGCACTCTGACATCGGTCAGTTAGCGTCATTCCACACTATGTCTTCCATTACATCATATCAGCATCTGTGTTAGATACACGTCTTAGGTTACGTCTAACGGTGATGGTGATATAGGTGAGTTGGAAACCTTGCCTAATGCAGACCTTACGGTTACTGCTTGCATAGCGATAACGCTATGTATTAAGTGCTGTCTTTGTGTCCCCCACTACGAATTCCAGCGCCACGTAGGGATAGGAGAAGAATACATGATACGCGCAGTTGCCGCATAAGTCATTCCGCAATACATTCTATTATATAAGAAGTGCTGTCTCCGTATGCTATGATAAGACAACGTATGGTAAGTTGGATCAATGCGCAGCCCGACGACCGAGCGTAGCGAGGTCGGAGGATGACAAAGTATGGTAAGTTGAAAGGTGTTAAAAGGAGCAGCATTATTGCTGCTGCTCCTCGTTGATCCACCCTTCGGCCTCATGGGTCGTCGGGTTGATTTTTATTCTCTTGCTGTATTGGAATATTCCATACAGCTCATTTGTATGTGTGGCCATCCACTGGCTGTACTCTTTGAGTACTTCAGCGGACGACTGGAATGTCTTGGTCCCGTAGACCAATACTGGCACGTTTCGTGTGCGACCCGTGCTGTCTACCATACTCTTAGTACGGCGGACAGCAAAATAGAAGTATTGCTGTTTCATATCGAATCGGGAAATCAGTCGCTGTATGGAAGTTGAGGCGGGGGTGGTTTCTGCCAACCAACCGACGAGGGGGAGCTACCGAGGCAGTTTCTCGTTTCTGCACTTGCAAAAAAATAAAAAAATTTCACCGTTTGCGGAGTGTATAAAAAAAGTGAGAAAATCTTACGATCTCCTCACTCTCTTTCAAATAACTGAATATATCTATCTACTTTCTCTTTAGGAACTCCTGCTTTTATCATAGGATATAATATATAATGCCAGGCTTTATCTTTGACGTGTTTGTCGTACCTGGATAATATCTCTTGTTTTGTATCCTCTGGGAGTTCATCGTTATCTGCGCTTATTATACTTATAAATGTAAGATCTTTAAGCATAGCAAGACTTTCTTGATCTGATAATGTCCTCATCTGATTCTGTTGTTCCATCATTATCTGGGTTTATAGATATTTTTATTGGTTTTATATCGCTCATACTTCCTCAAAATCTACGTATTCGTCCATGTTGTTTGTTACGTTGTCTCGTTCGACCAAAAGATCACTTTGGGAGATGGATCGTTCCTCATGTACGTCACTGTTTGACCGTTCGATAGCTTCATCATCTCTAAGCTCTTCGTTTGTAGTATATTCGTTATCTCCGGTAGGTTGTTCGGATAACGAGTTCTCAGTATCATCTCCTGTTTCGATGTCATTATTTAGCTCGTTTAATGCGTTATTTACGTCTTCTTCTGTAGTTTTAGGGGATATTGTATTTAGTAGATCATTTGGGTCCATTTTCATCATTTTAGACCATTCGTAATTTATTAGATTTGTACAATATTGGGTGTAGATACGTATTTTTTGCTTATCTTCTTCGGTTTTATCCTCTTTATTATTCAGCTGTTGTATCTTCTCCTGATAGTAATTTACGCGGTTTTTAGCCTCTTCTATGGTCCACTGGTGATTATCATCTATAGGACGTATTAATTCACCATCAATATCGTAGATATTGGAGTTATTCTTCATAGTTTATTCGTATAAATGTTCTTTATATGCTTTATTCTGACTCTGCTGTATTTTCTCTAGAGCTTTTAAGAAGTTTTTGTCTGTCGAGCATTCTTTCAACGTGGTAAACGTATTTTGTGCATTTTGTTTCTATTGGATCTCCATTTTCATTGATTGTTATATGAGTATATTTTTGATTATTTTTCCAGTCGTAATACTATTTAAATGCGTGTTTTCGTTGTTGTTTGGTGCTATACTAATGTATACGTTTTAACATGTCTTCAGCACTTACCGTCCCGCAAGATTTTATACAGCATATATCATCAATAAAGCTCTCTACACCTTCTTCTCCGTATTTATCGCGTATAATTGTATATTCTGCAGCTGCTTGTTTAAAATATTCATTATGCTCGTCATAAACAGGGGTTAAATTGACTATAAAACAAGCGTTTATTGGGGCTCCGTGGATATAGAAATACTTACAAGTATCGGTTATAGGCTTGTGTACATCCTTTAAACTAAGATAATCGGCATAAAATAGTATAGCATTCAGTTCTATATTGTTCATTTCTTTAGCGTTTTGTATATGCATTCTGCTATATAACCGAGAAGGTAACAAAATGGCTCAGGACTACAATTACATACCGATTGCTGCATATGATCGTATATATCTAGTACACAATGACCAGCTTCATGAGCAACTGTATTTATAAATTCTACATGTTTATCTAGGCTCTTTATACAGCTTTCATAGTTATACTTAACTAGGAGTACGTTCTTATTGTCTACTTTTCTAATACACTTAGAAGTAGTACATTCTGTACTAGTTATAGCTTCATCTAATTCATTACCATCACAGTATGTATACAATTCTTTAAGTTCTTCTAATGTTACGTATTTATTAGCTACTACTATATCTACGTAATATATAGTGCTATACGTATCTATTATACTCTTCTTATCTTTCATAATATATTATATATACTATATAGGGGGTTCTTAGGGGGATTTTTTATCAAATAACGTAAAAATGCACAAAAAGGTTGCAAATAAAAAATTTACAAAAGTTTTGCAACCGTATTTTTATAATTCTCCGTTAGGGGGGCGTTGATGAAATAATATTTATTGAATATGGCAAAAACATTACGTGTAATAGAACCGTTTTTTATCATGGAGCTCGGTGATATATTCGAGTACGATAGTGATTCAAAGATGTATATTTCTAAGCACGACGAAGAATTCTATAAAGTTGACGATGGATCTGTAAATGAAGTGAAATCTTCATACAATTCAGAGTTTAAGATTTCTGTCGAATATGCCAAATCTTTAGTTAAAGATGGGTATCTCGAAGAGTGTGACGAATCAGCAAAGAAGTTCGTAAACATATTTGACGAGATTGACAATCTTCTGGAGAAGTATAAGGACGGTCTTAATAGTATTGAGAAGGATACAATTGGACTTCCTGCTTGTGTGAAGGTTGAAAGAGAATCTGTATTGACTAATTTGGTAACGTTGCTTGAACACCTTAAAGGATTGAAGAAATGATGGAAAACGAGGTAATTGATCAGAGCGCTCTTGCTGAGAGCGTATCAGAAAAGATTAAGTATTCATTCTTGGATTACTTCCTTATAAAGCCTCTTGAACCAATTAAAGTTAAGAAAGAGTTTACTAAACCTGTTTCAACTGGTACACCCGTAAAAGATGCAAATGATATTGAAGCACAAGACTTCGATAACGTTGAAACAGAAGTAAAGGAAGTTGATTCTGATTATCGCAGAGGAGTTGTTATTAAGCGCCCTCATTATTACGAAGTTGAAAGTGAAGATACTGCTAGACGTAAAAATATAAACGTTGGTGACATCGTAATATTTAGAGAAGCTGCCGGACTCCGATTCGACTTGGTTAAAGATAGCAGACTACTTAGATTATACGATATACTAGGTGTTGTTGAAAAGTGATAGATATAGAAGACGTTATCAGAGAGGTTGTAAAACGAACGGGTATAGATAAAGAAGTTGTAGAAGTCATATGCAAACACCCGTTTAAGTATACAGTCGAAGTCATGAAAGACGAAACTGAAACAAAAGATATATTGTTCAACAAACTATTTAGATTTAAACTCAAGCGTAGGTTTAAAGAAAATAAGGCACAAAAATATAGTTCAAAATGAATACATTGTATATAACAAGCACTGGTACAATATCTTTGAATGAAAACAATAAAGTATTACCTGTATCCAGCACAAGAAATGCAATATCGAGGATATACTCGATAAAAGAAGATACAAATATCGTATGGAACAATGGCCCTGAAACAAAAGAGATCAAGGCAAAACCAGGTGATATTGTTGTTGACTTCTACGAAGAAGCATTTCCGCATAAAGTAATTGTTGTAGATTGTCCCGAGTGGAGAGAAAATATAGAAGCCTGGGAAAACGAAGAACAAAAAATAAAAGAAAAGTGGGCTGAGTGTAAAGGTGAGTGTACAGATGATTGTCTAAAGTGTTTAGGAGATTAAATAATATGAATAAGAACGTAAAGAAAATTATTAAGCCTGCATATATTGTAGACGCTATAAATTGCGAAAGTCCATTCGATCTACTTGTAGCATTTGGAGAGGCAAAGCAAAATGCTGGACTCCCTATCACAAAAGATGAACTTGAAGCTATTATCGAAGCAAATAAGGAAGTTATTTATATAATCGATACTGTTGAGGTTCGTTGTGAACGTAAGAAGCTTCCTTGGTATAAGCGCTTCTGGCGTTGGCTTACAAAGAAAGATTAATCCCCGCGTCTGGGAGACAGACGTGTCAGAGTTGTAAAACAACTCTTATAGCCCTACAGGTAAAAGAATCCGGCAGATCGCGACTGCAGTAGGGCGCTCCATTGTTTATTAGTCGAGATGGACGGCGGCAACTCGTAAAAATGCTGCCCCAATACAGCGCTCACTGCTGTAAGTGTGAGACTCTTTTCAGATTTTTTTTTTGTGTTAGTATTAGATAGGTGGTTATGGTATCTCTTCGGAGAGGGGGTCCGATTCCCCCGCCTACCACTGCTCCTTGGTGTATGATTCCTAGCACGGCAGGCTCTAACCCTGCAAGATCTGGAGATGAACCGGAAGGGGTAACCAATATAAATAAATATAAAGCATGCAAATTAGATTTAAAAGATTAGCAGATACGGCTGTACAGCCAATACGTACTACAAAAGGTAGTGCTGGTTTTGATCTCACTTCAACCTCCATTACTACTGAAGTTGGAGAATGTGGTCAATTAATATTAGTATATCACACAGATCTTGCTGTAGAAATACCAGAAGGGTATATGGGTTTATTATTCCCAAGAAGTTCTATCAGTAGGAAAAGTATGCGCTTATGCAATAGCGTAGGTATTGTAGACAGTGACTACCGTGGTGAAATAACCGGCAAGTTTGTAGTTACTACAGACGTTATTCCTTCTCTTTACAAACAAGGAGAACGATTTGCACAGCTTGTAATTGTACCTATTGCTGATGTTGAGTTTGTTGAGTCTGATGAACTCACAGAAACTGAACGAGGCACAAATGGTTATGGCAGTACAGGAACTAGCGCACCGACTGGACCTACTGGTTATCCGGAACAGAAAAGCGAGCTTACTAACCAGGAGACAGCAAATGAAGGCAGCGGCGAGGCACAAAGCAGCCTTGAGCAGGCACAATAATAACGTTATAAAAGCCTGGTGAAGCGGCGTACATGGAATGGCAATGCTTCGTACATAGGGGACCCCGATAAGGGCCCCCTATAGTTGTATAGATATTAATACAATATAGCTCGTATTCTAATGATAGATAATAGATTTTTGTTTTTTAGAACTTAGAATGGGTTCTAGAATGCATTATAGACAAATGATATACATAATGATTCTATAGTATTTATAGCAGACACGCAGTAGATATGGACTCATGGTATATACTTTACGCCAGAAGTAAAAGAGAGTATAAAACATGTATTCACTACACAAAGCGAATACAATGCGCTTAGTGAATACGCTGACGATACTATATACTTTATATTAGAAGGCGATAAACAAGAATGGAAGTTTGGAGACAAATTTCCTATAACATTTATAGGTACAGAAGAATGGAAATTCGGAGATAAGTTCCCGATAATTTTAACAGAAGAATGGGAGTTTGGAGGAACGTTTCCAATAACATTTAAATAATATGAATAAACAAACATTTACTCAAAAATCAAACGGAGATACCCTTAACGCCTCTGAATGGAATCAACTTACAAACTATGTAAATACTGTTGTTGATACTGTAAACGGTATTGATACTACTGCTGGTGCAGATCCTCATATGATATTTGATTCTGAAGATAAACACAATCTTACTATATCTACTACAGCTGAAGATCAGTATCAAGATGGTAGTAAAATGAAAGGCGGTAAGATAAATATAGAGCCGATCAGCGATTTATAGATTAAATCTGGGGATGATATATCTCTTTATTCACACCACAGAGAAGATCCTACAGAAGTTAGTGTAAAAGTTCTTGACGGAAATGATAATCCTGTAAAATTGCAGTTGAATGCTGCCAACATACTTCTTACTACTAAAGATAAGAGTAAGACGAAGACAAAAGATGAAAACGGTGACGATACTGAAACAGCATTGTATGACGATCCCAATGTATTGAATATTACTGTAAATTCTGCTAAAAACGCCAAGGGGTATCTTAAAGTACGTGCTCAGGCGATCGATCTTCGTTGCGAGGATAACGGTGGTATTGCTCTTCAACCAAAAGGTAATGACGGAGATGGCAACGAGAATAAGATAAAATTCGAGCACAATGGTGGAGATGGAAAAGAGTTTGGTACATTCAATACCGAAAAGACGTCTATATATACAAACGAATATAGATTTAACCAAGACGGTGTTGTATATGCTGTTACTCGCGAAACTCCAGTAACTACATATAAAATAGACGGCGATCCTACTTCTGGGGTAAAGAAAGTAGATTATCCTACACAAGATGACGATTTTAAAGACGTTCCTGTAACAGAGGAAGGATCAAATTGTGAATGGGATTCTACTAATGGTTGGCAGATTCCACAAGCTCATACTGGTGAAACAATGCTTTCGTGTACTTGGAGGGATATAATAGTAGCTGTAAACTATATTAAATCACAGAACCCAAGTCTTTACTGGTCTCCAGATCCAGATCAACCGGACCCACAAGGAAATCTGTAATCATGATAAGAATAAACGGAAAAGGAATAGCGTCTATTTTATACATGAATAGACCTATCGTTTCCGTCTATACTCGCGGCTAGTTGGTATGGCCGGAAACAATAATACCTGATGTAATATTATCGTGTTATCACAACGGATACTGGATTGATGAATATCCTTGGACGGATGATACACCTTGGACAGATTAAAAATTATAATATATGTATACAGGAAATATTAATGAATTTGTTGATTGGGTCAGTGGATATAATGAACTGACAGAACAAACTCTGGCTGGGGTGAGTGAATCTAATCCTATATCTGGGCAATCTATACGAAACCTCATTCAAGATAAACTCAAGAAACCATTTGTATATTATGAAGATATGGTTAATGGTTTATATAGATTGTTTAGTAGTAACGTTGCCAGAGACGAATGGATACGTTTAACAAATGACGGAAAGGAAAATTTAGAGGAAGCTAATTATCTTTAGTTGTTTGATTTTGTAAGACCTGGCGACACAGCTATAGTAACTACGCTAAGTGCGAGCCCAAGATATATTATATCAGATGACACCGGAGACGCGTCTATAGAAGATAATCCAGCTAGTATAGAATTCTACGTTAGGATGTAGAAAGAGACTGCTGGAACTTATGAATATACATCTGATTCGTTTAATGTAACATACACAGTAGAAGATTCGAACGGCAAAGTATCTGTTTTTTCAGATCCATACGGTCCAGAATATGTATAGACTAGTTCTGATGGATATAATACTGAATATATGATAAAAAAGAATATATATCAGTATTTGACAGAAGGTAGTAATACCGTTACAGTTAATGTAAAAGCTCAAAATTCTAGTGCCGAATCTTCTGTATCTTTTGTAATATATTTAGTAGTCTTTAAATTAGAAAGTTCATACAATTATGCAAAAGGTGAAAGATATAACGATTCGATAAACCCTATAACAATTCCAATACAAATTCGCAGAAGTATTACGAATTTGCCGTTGACTGTTTCTGTCTATGTTGATAATGTTATCGCCAAATATGCGTCAGACGGACAATCAGATGCAATTTGGACAACGAATTCAACTGAAAACGTAATAACAAATACTATAAAAATAGCGAATACGTATGTTCAAAACTCTACCAGTAGTGATCATATAAAACACACTATACGTATTGTTGCGGAAATGTCTGGTGGAACTAGAACGTTATATAGTAATGTTTTATTCTACGACTTTGAAACTAAAT